GCATTGTACGTCGTGGCCGTGTTAAGCACGTTCGCGCCGTAAATTTCCTTGGTCTGCTGGAACGACTCCATAAGGCCGAGGTTGCTGGGCGCAAACTGGGTCTTGTAGAGGTTGTCGTCAATCGCCTTGCGGGTGATCGCGTAGCCGAGAGCAATTTCAGTATGCTCTTGGTTGTACACGTAACGCTCGCCAGCGTTGTTATCAAAAGCAGTCTGACCGCCTTCAGTCTTCAACTGAGCAAGGCCCAAGAAGCGCATTTCAGCGGTACGCTCAAGCGCCATCTTGGAGTCATGCTTGGTGAAGATTTTGTCGTACTGAGACGGAATCTGCTCGTACTTGCCTTCAATTCCACGGAGGCCGGGGAGGAGAAGGTCTTTAATAGCCGAAAGATTGACAGCCATTGGTCCTTACTCCTCTTAAATGCCAGTGGCGTTCTTGGTCGTGACGTTGTTGAACGCCACAATGATGCGGTTGTACGCACCAGCCTCAGTGCCAGCCGAACCCGGAGGATCGGTGACGAGGCCCACGACACGGAAGGGAAGGGTGGTCGTCACGGCAGCGGTCGTAACGTCAGCAAACGCGCCCGACAGGCCGTTGGCGGTGTTGCCAGTGCCAATGTCAAAGCCAATGTTCAGGTTGACGGTGGACTGCGTAGCGCCAGTAGCGCCAGTCTGCACAACAAATTTGGCGTTCGGGTCATTGATGATGTAGCCCTCAACCGTCTGGCTGGAAGCAACATCAGAACCGGGCCAATAGTTGGACCAGACAGTGCGCTTCTGCGACACCGAGAGGTACTTGCAGCCGACAAACACACCAGCAATGCCAGCAGCGGCAATCGTGCCGTCGCTGCGCACCACGAGGCCGTTGGCGTCGGGCTCTACGGGGTCGCCGTAGTAAATGGCAGAAGCGTTATAAGCGATTACAACCGGGACCTGTTCATAGGTCGGAGCGGAACCATTGCCGCTGTACTGGCTAAAACCGAAAGGCGCGTTCGTATTCGCCATGACGGTGCCTCCTTTTCAGGAAGTCCCATCATGCCACACCGGGGGCACTAGGAACCGGGAAAGTTAAGCCTCCCACGCCGGGGGGAGGAAGCTCCCATACAGGAGCCATGCCGTGAGAATACACCTTAACAACATAAAGTAAAGGGCCACCCGTAGATGGCCCTTTTGTCATATCATTCCTTGGGAACAGGAATGGGCTCGTAGCCTTTGTTGATCTTGGGCCTGACCTGTGCGTGGTCGCGGTGCCCAAGACCACCTTCCGGCGGGCCATTAAGCTGTTCTTCCTTGGCGCGGACCTGATTGCGCGCCTTCCGAAGCTCAAGAGACCGCATTTCTTCCGTGATGACCGTCGGGCGTTCCATAAGGATCATGCCCTTACGCTCAATGGTGGCATAAGAGCCGGTAGAGGGCATCTCTTCCGGGTGGCGGTTGGCAGGAACTTCTGTCCAACCCTTCTGCTTCAGTCCAAGAATGTGCGTATGGTCTTCCGCGCCAAGCGTGGACTTGCGCTTCCACTCATAAGTCCAGCCATCGGGAGCGTCAGGCAGCGCAAACTCGTCAATACCGCCTTCCATATCGCCCAAATGACCGCGAATTTCAGCGGCACGACGCGCAGCAGCCGCGCGAGGGTCTTCTTCACGCATCGGGGGCCTCATAGGCGGACGCTCCATCGTCTCCACCGGCTCTTCAGCCGCCAGATTACGGGTAGGAAGCACGGGTTTCTGCGAATTGGGGCGACGACCACGCGGGCGCGGGGCGTTTTCAGCGTTGTTGTCCATTTAATCCTCCTCAGTGAACGCGATTGCGCTCTTTAATCATCTGACGGGCGTATTCTTCCTCAGTAACACCGCTAATCCGTGCAGCTTCACGCTGTTCCGGCGTCAACTTGACCACGTGCGGCTTGTTTCCGCTGGACGTAGAGGGCTGACGTGACACGGGAGCCGCCGGAGGCGACTGACGGCGCTGCACAGGAGCCGCCGCAACAGACATGGCGGGCTCTGGAGGCGCTGTTTCACTCTTAGAAATGCCCAATCTGCCTTCCACAAACCGGAAATACTCGTCCGATTCGGGGATAATGCCGTGGTCAACGGCGTCTTCATGGGCCCGCGCCATAATACGGAAAGACCGGGGGTCCTTCAGATTGTCACGGTTGTTCTGCAACCACTGAGCAGACAGCGGCGTGACACGCTGGATAAGGTCATCCACCGGTGACACGTTAGACGGAGGCGGAGCCACAGGCCGAACCGGAGGTCGGTTCTGCATTTCCTGAAACCCATGCTCCAGTTGCAGCAACTTGGCAGAGTTGTTTGACATCATCTCTTGGTATTCAGCGGCCTTATCGTAGTCGCCAATAGACCAAGCCTCTTTGATGTTCGCCTTCAGGATTTCCTGATCGCGCTTAACCGTGTCAATCGCGTTTTTGACAAGGTGAAGATGGGTGTCTTCCACCTCTGTTGCCGCCTGATTCGCGCGGGCAGCAGCCTCACGAGCCCGCTTTTCCGCCTCTTCACGGGCCTGACGCTCTGCCTGAAGACGCCGGTTTAGCTCCTCAATGGCCGAATCAGGAGAGACAGCTACTTTTTCAGGTTCAGGAGCCGGAGCTTCCGGCTCATCTTCAGCTAGAAGCACAACCTCCGGCTCTGCTTCCACTTTTGGCTCATCACCAAGATCAAGGCTAATTTGGTTTTTATCGTCTGCCATAGGAAATCTCCTTACCAAGCAGCGTCAGGATGCGGAACGCGCCCTTGCACAAGAGCGTCATCAACAATTCGGCAAAGAACGCCGTTGACAGTGATGCTCCAAGCATCGCTAGGACGCACGATCAGCCAGTCGTGCATGTTGATTTCAACGTCTTGAAACCACTTCCCGGCGTCATCCTCAAAAGCAAGATTGCCTTTTTTAACCAAAAGGCCGACTTTGGACTGAAATTTGTCCTCTTCTCGGTTTTGGTCCGGCAAAAAGAACCCGCTTTTGGTCTTCTCCGGGCGCAAATAGACCGCGATCAAGAGTTTATTGTTGAACAATTCAATCCCTGACAGATCGCCAATCTCGCTAATCAACTTCTCCTTTGGATCAACCTCATGATCCATCACCATGTATGGCATGTTTAAGCCCCCTCTTCCTTACCGTTAACAATGGCTTGCGCCTCATCAACAAGCTCTAAAGCCTGCCGAAGTCCTCTGATTATTCCTACTTGGTGTTTGTATGTGGCAAAGTCAAAGTCTTCCATGACATGAATAGTTGTCAGAGACTCTTTAAGCCGCTCTATTTCTTGAGAAATAAGATCATCTAGCTTGCGCCTGAACAGCGCATGATTGGTCAACATATCGTCCCCCGTGACGATCCCCCTGTATGTAAGGTGGGACGGGAGATGGAGGGGGCCCAGTCTCCCGTCCCGATTCGCAACGTCTCGGGCCGCTGCGAATTAGTGTTTGCGCGACTGAATTTCCGTCTTTTCCAGTCGGCCAAGACCCGAGCCAGCGCCCGCGTCCATATCCTTGTAGGAGCGATAGACCTTGCCGCCAGCCTTGCGAGCCGACCGCTTGTTCTCCTGAATTTCAGTCTTCTGAAGACGGCCCTCACCCGAACCAGCGCCCGCAGTCATGTTCTTATAAGACGCGCGGCCACCACGCTTGCGCGCCATGGGCGGCATCTGAGGAGGCATCTGCGGCGGAGGAGCCGGAGGCGCGGCCATCGGCATCGGGGGCGGACCACCCTGCGGGCCACCCGGAACCGGAATCGGAAGACCCGGAGGCGGCGCACCCGGAGGAGGAGCCATCATGCCGTCGGGCTGATCACCCTTGCCAGCCGCAATGATGATGTTGATGTTGGTCTTGCCCTTAGCGCGACCGCCATCTTTGCGAGCCATACGGCCACCGGGAACAACGCCCGGAACCTTTTCGGGATAGCCCGCGCCAGAAAACACACCGCCGCCGCTCTCACGGTTCATGCGCTTCATGCCACCCTGAGACTTACCGGTGCGAGCTTCAGGCTTCACCATCTTCTTGATGAGGGCCTTGTCCATCGCCTCGTCAGGGTGCTTGGCCTTGCCGCCGTTCTTCAGGCCGGGCGTGACAGGGTTGCCTGCGAACTCCATGGCCTTGTCTTTCACCATGGACATGCGGGGATCGCCCATCATCGGGCCACCCATCATCTTTTTGGTGCGGCCACCGGACTTGCGGCCTTCCATAAACTTCTGCGCTTCAGCAGCAGACATCCCACGCATTTCAGGCTTGGTATCAAGGTCTTTCGGGCGCGCGGGCGGCAGCGGAGGGTTTTTGGGCAGCTTGCTCTCGGGCTCCGCCTTGGTCGCGGCAGGCGAGACAACCTTCTTGTTGCCCTCGTAAAGACCTCCGCCATGCTCTTTCTTGGCGCGACCACCCTTCTTCATGCCCCCAACGTGCTTGAGGCCCTCACGGTCCTCGTTGGCGTCCTTGACGTTGCGGTTGATCTTGGCATTGGCATAGGAGCGGGGCGTGACACCCAGATTGGAATTGGCCTTCTCGCCAGTCACCTTGCCACCAGACTTAAACGCGCGGCGCGAAATTGGGCGCAGACCCGTCTTTACGTCAGCGTTCAGAGCGTCCTTGGGCGGCTCGTAGCTGGAAGAATCAACCTTAGCGCCGGGCTCGCCAGCGGCGATCCTCTTCGCCTTGCTCTTCATGGCCTCGCGGGCCTTCTTGGCAACGTCGTACATGCTTGCTCCTAGCTAGGTTCTGGGGCGTCCCCCATGCTGCCGGGAAGGGGGCTTGGGCAGCGGCAAGCCTTTGCGGAAACTTAGCATAAGCGCCCTGTCAACAACAGAGCCGCCCTTGTTTTTGCCAAGGCCAATTTGCCTAGCGTACTCAGGGTCAAATTCTGCCCACCTAGAACGTAGGTTTTCTGGCAGAAGAATTAAGTAACTGACATTTCCTCTGTCTTCGACTGAATTGATATATGGGATATGGTCATATCCTTGTGATTTTAAGTATTTTTCGTAAGCCACTTTAGCATTTATAGAGTCTGGTTTTAGTTTATTTTTGTCTGCAAAGACAGTTACTTTTCGGCGCAGTTCAGCTTCAGAGAACGGCTCTCCATTACTTTTGACAAATGGTTTTTCCATGCGGGCAAGCAAAGGCATAATAGAGCCTGCCTGATTTTCATTAGCCAACCCACTTCCAAGCCCATAATCTTTACCAAAATATTTACGCAGACGGTCTTCAGCGGCTTGCAAGCTGCCAACATGCACCCCTAAAAGATCATGCCTTTGCGGGCCGCGATACATCCTAAATTCGTCAAAAGGCTCCGTCGCGCGCGTGGCGTGATAAACATCACTGGTAAAACCAAGTTCCCTTGCTCTTGCTAATCTTTCAGCTTCAGAAGCCGCCAGTTTAGCGCCTGTTGACCCCAGCGCCCCAGCCGGAGCCATTCCAAACCCGCCGCCCATGACGGTTCCGGCTAGTTCCGTAGCGCGCTGAATAGCTTCGTCGGATTTGGGGTCTAGGCGTCCCTGATAGGCGTCACCGGGCGCTGTCACGCCGCTCATGATGCCCTTTGCCATTCTGACAGGCCATGTCTGACCAAGAACCTCGCCAACATCCGCCATCTTCTCTCTGGTGTCCAACTGCTTGGCGTAGTTGACCAGATCATTCGCGGCGACGTTCTGCTCTTCCTGCGTGCGCGGGAACATGCCCTCCGGCGTGCCGCCATCCTGCATGACCTGACGCCCCACATGCGGAAGGTAATGGGTCGGATATTGGTCTTGCAGGAGGCGGGGCTTCTTCATGTCAGCGCTGCGTCAGGAGATGATGGATGATCTCCAAAGCCTTATGGATCGCCGCGTCTTTGCCCCCCGCGCCAGCGCCCGTGCGCCCGCCAGAGGCCCGGCCAACAAACTCTTCCTTGTTCTTTTCCAGCTCACGCATTGCCTTGTCTGCGCGAACAAAGTCAGCAGCACTACCCTCGTCGCCCCAATTCAGAACTGCGCGCTGCGGAGCCCCGCCAGCGGTCGGCCCCTGCGGACGCTCAACCACTCGTTGGCTGGTAGACTGGTAATCTTCACGTCCTGACGCAGCAGGCGCAGCAGCGGCCTGCGTGACACGACGAGCCAGCGGAACCGACTTGCGAACCGCAGCCGCATAAGCAGCCTGTCCGTCATCCGTGTAGCCGCCGGTAAGAGGCACCCCCGGAGTTTCGCTGCGCACGTCGTCGGAGAATGGCATCCCAGCAACGCCGCCAGACATTCCCTCGCTCTCATAGCCGGGCAGGTCACGGAACCGGTACTGAGCGTCCGACATCCCATAATCAACTGGCGCATTGCGACGGTTTATGGCACCAGCCGGGTCGCCTTCCGCACGCTGCGGCAGATAGTCAAGCAGGCTTGTGGGTGATTCGGCCAGCACCGCAGCGCCAGTAGCGCCCGCCGCGCCCGTGGTATTGAGGAGACGCTGCATACGAGGATCAGCCAGCAGGGCTCCCTGACCCGTCAAGGCCCCGCCAGACGGCGCGCCCGCAACAGCCGGAACACCAGCAGCAGGACCAGCCGCAGCCGGAACGCCCGCAGGAGCGCGAGCCGCCGGAGAGGTTGATCCGCGCAGAGCCACCGCGCTACCCGGAGGCGTCGTTACAGGACCGGCAGGCACCACGTCGCCAAACTTCGGCTTGCCAACAAGGCTGAAGCCGCGATTAGCGCCCTCCATGCTCTGCGTGCCACGCGCCGCACGAGCAATCTTCTCAGCGCGCTCCGTAGCCGCAGCGCCTCGCATTGCAGGAGCAGAACGCGCCCCCATTTGAGCCAAAGCCCGCAAGGCTAGAATGGCGGGAGGAATAATCGCAACCATCACATTAGCCCTTTCTGTTGCCGGTCAGCCTCGACTTCTTCAAGGGCCGGACGGACAAGCGGTTCAATAAGACCGACGTTTTCAGGATGCTGAAGAACGTCCTGCGCCAAGTCAATCAACTGCGTGCGCTCTTGGCTAAGACGGTTCTGGCGGTCGTTGTGCATCTCCGCCATCTTGTCTTCATCGCCCGCAAGGTCTTTCTGGGCCCGCAACATTTCCAACTGCGCACGCTGCTGGTCCATGCCAATCTTGGCGTCAATCTCTTTGGCGCGGGTTTGGCTATCCAGCATACGCGCTTCGGAGTTGCGCTTGTTGTTTTCCATTTCCGCCATGGCCTCCAGAAGCTCCGGCGGGGGCTTATCACGAGCAGAGGCCGGGGCCATAAACTGCTCGGGGTTATTCCAGCCAATGGCTTGCAGGGCGGCAACGTCCACCGCAATCGGGTCATAAAGAGACGGGCTGGCCTGCTGAAGCTGCTTCAGCGCCATGATCTTCATGAGGCGCTGCGACTGGCTCGCGGTATTGGGATCGGCCTGCGGGACAAGATCGCAATCATCCAACGCAGCCATAAACGTCTTCTCATCCCACGGGTAAGCGGGACGGCGGTTCTTCTGCCAGAAGCTCTCGGGATGCTCCTTGAACTCCCTCGCCAAAAGGGAGAACTCGTCAGCTTGCGCGGCATGAAGGCGCTTGTGAACCGAGTTAACCACCTTCTGCGCCTGCTCAATCATCGCGAGCGTGGTGCCGACCGGAGCATCCGGCTTGCCTTCCGTCACCATGACTTCAGACGTGCCACCCACGCGCATACCCGTGTCAGCCATCTGCGTGACAAGGTTCATGAGTGCGCCGGACGGCTCTTTGTACGGCAGCGGCATCACAGCTTGCGTGATAGGCATACCATTTGTTTTAACAGTTGCGCCTCCGCCCGGAGGAACGCGGAAGATATTTGTATTCTGGCGTGCGCCCGTGTCCGCCATAAGGAAGCCGGGAAAATTGTTATACATGCCAGCGTCAAGTAGCTCACGCCACGCAGCAGTGATAGCGTTAGTCGTGTTGCCCAGAATGTGAAGAAGGCCGATGTCATAGAAGCCCATCCCCGGAACAAACGTATATTTCACAAAGTTCTGACGGGCGGTAGGAAGCTCCTGATCGTCCTCATCGTAGTTGCGGACGATGCTCAGGATTTCTTTGGTAGATGCGTCAATCGTGATGCGGTAAGGAATCTCCAGCCCGGTTTCCTTACCCTTGTAGCGATGCTCAAATCCGCGAATGTCTAGCTCGCAATAGCACTCGTAGATTTCGCGGTCGCGATCATCCGGGTTGTAGCTGTCAGGACTGATACCCTGCTGGCTCATCTGCTCGCGCTGCACGCTATCAAGCTGCGGAGCTTTTGGCGTAGACAGATCAATGTCACGGTACACGCCCAAAATCTGCAACCGCTTCACAGTAGAAGGGCGCATGTACACGCGATGCGTGATGCGTTTGGCGTTGCGCAGATCGGTGGCGGAGTTGTTGACGATCAGATCGTCGGCATCCACGCTCTCTGACACGGGCCGGTTGCGCAGCGGGCAGAAGTAGACCTTCTTGAACGCCGAGCCACCGAAACCAAGCATGAGCAACATGCGGTCAGTGTCAGGGTAGTATTCCGTGGCGATGCTAGTCAGATAGTGATTAAGATCGCGCTGGAGCGCGTTAGCCATCTGATCTTGCTGCAACGTGGCGCGGGTAGAGTCATTCCTGATCTTCACCGGGCCATCGGTGGGAAGAAGCTCTGATCGCGCGTTGGCCTGAAATCGCAACACAGCTTCCAGCAGCAGAGGGTGTCGGACCTTTGACATGCCCTCAACCGGTGCGCCGTCAGCCGCGCCCGCCAGACCGGGGATTTCAATCTTCAAACCAAGGAGCTTGATGCCTTGCGCGCGGTCTTCAATCCACTCTTTGCGGCTATCCAAGTCGTCTTGGATGCCCTTCATGATGTCAGCGGAGATACGGGACAGTTCGGCAGCGTCAATGTCATCAACCAGATTGTCAAACCAGCCCTCGCCAGAACGCGAGCGGGCGGATTCAATCGGCCTGCCATCTAGTGACACGGAGATAGAGCCGTCGGCATGTTCAATCTTGAGGATATTGCCAGCGACATCCACTTCAGGGCGGTCTTCACCGCTGGCGTCGTCATACTCAATGATTACGTCGGTCTGCGCAGGCAGGGCTTCTTCTTCAGGGCCAGCCTGACGGATGTTCGGGACAAGACCGGGCGTAAGCGGCATGACTAATCCTCTTCAGAGCCAAGCTGCTCCATCTCTTCTACGAAGCGGCGTATGCCCTCTTGGGCCGCTAGTGTATCGGATTTTGCTTGGATTTCATAGTGACGCACGTAATCGTGCGGTTCCTTGCCCCAAACCTCCACCTTGAACTTGCCAAGGCTAAAAACAGAGGATGGGATGATGATGTCTACTACCGCTTGAGCAAGAACCCGGCTCATTTCTCACCTTAAACTATGCTGGATACAGTGGTTGCCACGTATTATTGCCTTGGAAGGTCATATTGGCTTCCGCTTCGGCTGACCATTCCGCGCCACGGACCAGAACTCCGGTGTCACGGAGGTGCCGCATCGCCATTGAGACAGTATCCACCAAGTCGTCGTGCTTTCCTTTGGGAAATTGGCCGACTTGGGCGATGACCATCTCCGCCCATTGCTTATTTGGCGCAAAAACTATGTTTTCGGCAAACAAATGTTGCACAGAATAGAGCCGGGCGACCTTATCTTGGCCTTTTGGGTCAAACAAATGCACGCCAAACCGCTCAAAACCGTACAAACGGCGGATTTCTTGAGCTACGGAGTGGCCTGCGGCCTTATTTTCAATGAGCAGGGTGTCAACCTTGAATTTCCGGCAGCTATCTGACACCCGTGACACAAGATCATGTAGCTCATAACGCCCCTGCCAAGCGTACATGAGCATGACTCTGGGGTGACTTTCGGCAAAAGCACGCTCGTCGCCACCTAAAACCTTGACGTTTTGGGCTACAACGTCACCAGAGAACACGCCCCAGATGGTTAGAGCGGACGGATCGTTCTCTGTTTTGGTGGTGTAGGCCGTGTCGAGGCAGGCGATGATGAGCTCCATGTTGGGGTAGATGCTGCTATCCCATGGCTGCCACCATTCTCGCTTGATAATGCCGCCGCCTTTTGGCTCGGGGCGCTGCTGAAGCTGTCCGGCAGCAGCCCAAGGTCCGAGCTGACGCTCCAAAATGGCGACTTCACCCTCGCCAAAACGTTCGGGCCAGAGGAGAGCGCCTTCACGGTCGTCTAGTTCCACCTGCGCTTCGGGGGAAATCGGTATCCGTTCACCGTCTTCGGTTACCTCTACGAGGGGCGTACCGTCATCAGCGAGGCCACGGGGGTCATGCCACCCGATGGAGGTATAGCTGTGGCGCTGCCATTCATATCTCATTGGCAGACAGAGGTGGGTCCATTCTCCTACGTCCTTGGAGAGGATATGTCCGGTCAGGTCTTCTTCCGAGAGCCTCTGCTGAATGACGATGAACGCGCCCGTTTTGGGGTCATTGAGGCGGGTTGAGAGGGCCGAGTCCCACCACTCAATCGTGGACATGATGGTTGCTTCGGAGAACGCTTCTTGGGCGGCGTTCGGATCGTCCACAACAATAATTGAGCCACCCTCACCGGTGAGCGCAGAACCAACTGACGTTGAAAGACGGGACCCGTTCTTGTCATTGTCAAACCTAGTCTTGGTGTTTTGGTCGCCGGTGAGCTTGAACCTGTCACCCCAGCGGGCCTGATACCACGGGCTTTCAATCAAGCGTCGGCATTTGACGCTATCGCGGAGAGAAAGCTGCTGGGCATATGAGGCGTGAAGGAACTGAACGCCCGGTCCAGACGTTGGGGTAAGCCACGGCTGCGCCCATACCCAAGCCGGAAACGCCACAGAAGTGAGCGAGGACTTGGAGCAGCGGGGCGGGATGTTGATGATAAGCCGCCTAATATCTCCGTCGGCCACGGCTTGCAGATGTTCAGCCACAGCTTGGATCGGCCAACCGTCGGTGAAGCCAACAGAGTCTATGTGCTGCCAGCCGCCCTTGAGGAACGTATAGAGATCGTCCTCACAGTCCGTAGCGTCTAGCTGAAGAAGCTGCTTGTCTATGTCAATCTTAGCGCCGTCAATTTCCAGAAACGCCACGGCTGCCCCCTGTCAATAATCTGACGCCACCCAGAGAAACCCAATCCCCGCCAGAAGGACGGCAGCTATGAATATAAGCTCAGGATTCGCCATTTGCTTGCTCCAACGCGGCTTCCAATTCCCTGATACGGGCGGCGAACTCCCACGCCTTTTCAGAAGCAACCTCTCGGCTGTGACGCTCTTCAGATAGCTCACGCTCCAAATCCTGTATCCGTAGCCGGGCTTCACGGAGCTTTGCCATAGACGCCAAATGGTTCTGATACAGCTTGCGGTTGCTTTCATTGGCTATATCGCCGCGCGTAGTCATATCACCCCCCTATATGCTATACTGGGAAAAAGGGGACCCAAAGGGACCCCCTCGCCAAAGGGACCCATCAGGGGGACCCGTCCGCCTTCTTCTTCCGGGCCATCCTCCCCGCCCGGACAGCAAGCGCCTTATCAAGAGCAAAACTCCGCTTCTCCGGCGATACGTTTTGCCCGCCCTTCTTGCCCGCCCTACTGGCAAGGGACTTGTCCTTGCTAAAGCTCCTACTCTCCGGCCTAACAGCCCTACCCCCCTTAGCCGCAATCAATCGCCGCTTCTCAGGGTCCATAGACGCAAAACCACGCCCACGGCCCTTACCACCACCCTTACCTGCATCACTCATAGCTGTACCCCCGTGAGGGACCCAGTATGCTATAGCTCGGTGAATAGTCAAGCCCGGTGGGGACCCAAGGTTGAATTTTGGGGGGATTTCAGGAGAGGGGTTGGAACCTTAAACGGGGGGTGGCCTTCTATTAGCGGGGGGTTGGGTAGTTGGTTGTCGGGGACCCTTTTGCGAACGCTTCTCATTTGCATCTGCCAAGGCCCCGCCCATGGTTAGCGCGGACGCGGCTGTGATCTTGCAAATGCATCTCATTCTCAACTAGCACAAGCGCTGCTTTAGCATGGCTCAGGCTGTGTTAAGCGCGGGCGAGGCTGTGCGGCGCTGCGCAGGCGAGATGCAGGCAGGATGAGGGCAGGCACAGGGGCGAGAGGTTGCCCAGATGGGCCGCGCATCTGGCACGGGGCTTGATGCGAGCCGTTCTCAATAGCGGCGGAACAAAACGTGAAAACGCGCAGGAGGCCATGCGCGCGACTTTTTGGGGCTGAGGTATAGGCGAGAGCCGCAGGGCGTCTGTGGGCTTCCTAGGGGCTTGCAGAGGCATGTCAAAAGGCTGACGCCTATTCCTGCCCTTTAGCCATGATGAGCATCCGTCGCAGGCTCTCCCTTTGCTCTGGATCAAGCTCGCGTGAGTCAATCACTGTGAGGTTGTTGTTAGTCACCTGCATCGCGTCAGGGCGCATATGCTCCGCATACTTCTTGGGCGCGATCTTGGCGATCATGCGCAGCCGCGTGTCAATCCTGAGCTTAGCCCTCTGCACGGCGACGTTATTGGCTGATCCGTCCGGGTTCACGTCCTGCGAGGCGTCGTCTGCAATGTCCAGACACTCGCTGAACCATGTATCTGCTGCGCTTTCATGCGCGCGCGAGTAATCCGCGAGAAAGTCGGGGCTTTCTCTTATCCACCTCCAAACCGTGCTGATATGCGGGAGGCTTGGCTGCGTCTCGCATATGCGCGTCAGTGGCACGCCCTCAGCCAATAGAGTGCAGATCAATTCCCTATCCTCATCCGTCATCTCTCTGGGGGGTCTGCCCATCCTTGCAGGGAGATTGTCTAGGCTTACCTTAGCAAGAGCTTTCTCTGTTCTCTGCGCCCAAGCAAGAGTCTCCTCCTCTGCCTGTGCGATCCTTCTCTCCTCGCGTCTCTCTGCAATCTCCTCTGGGCTGGGCTTCTTGCCCTTGGCCTTCTTGCCCTCGCCCTCGCCAGATGATGCAGCCGCCGCAGACATAAGCTCGCCCCCGTGAATCCTTGCAGATCAGCACTATAGCACAGCGCGCCCCTCTCTCTCATGGCGGAGTTGTCATGCAGGCCATGATTTGTTACTGTGTTCACGGGGCACTACCCCCTGCTATACCTTAACAATAGGATGAAATAACATGCTCAACCTCAACGTGAATGTGCGCCCTCTCTGCGCTCTCTCCTCTCGCGCCATGCTCGCGGGGCTGCGTCTCTCTGTATGGTCTGCGCGCCGGATTGATCGCCGCGTGACAGATCAAGTGAACGCCCAGCAAGGCGCAGCCGCAGACGCGGGGCGATATAACAAGGCGCTCCTCGCCAAGGATGCCCTCGCCCAGATCAACGCAGCCGTTAATGAGGCGCGCAGCCTCCACTATTCGCGGACCCTCCCATGGCTGGATGACGGCGCGCGGCTCCTTCCTGCAAAAGCTCACCTTGACTATTCGCGCGAGCTTGCCCGGATCAAATGCGATTTTGACGTGGCAGTAGATGAATTCGTCGCGACCTATCCCTCATATGTCGCAGACGCCCAGCGCCGCCTCGGCGCAATGTTCAATCCAGAGGACTATCCGGCCCCGGATCAGGTACGCGCTAAATTCGCGTTCGCCTCGCGTCTCCTCCCTGTGCCAGATGCAGCCGATTTTCGGGTTGATGTGGGCGATGCGGCTGCGGCTGAGATCAAGGCGCAGATTGAACAGGCGACGCAGGACGCCCTGCGCGCCGCAACGCGCGACGTTTGGGAACGGATCGCAGAGGTTGTCGGGCGCATGGCGGAACGCCTGCGCGCCTATCAGCCCCCGCAGCGCCCCGGCGACAGAGTTGAGGGCATATTCCGCGACTCCCTTGTGGAGAACGTGCGCGACCTCTGCGCCCTTTTGCCCTCGCTCAACCTCACAGGCGACGTTGATCTGGCGAGGATCGCAGACGCCATGCAGCGCGACCTCTGCGCCCATGATGCAGATGAATTGCGCCAGTGGGATCAGGCGCGAGAGGACACAGCCGCGCGCGCTGAGGCGATCCTTGCTGACGTGAAGGATTTTCTCGCCTGATCTGCGCTGCGAGCCCCAGCGCCTCGCGCGCTGGGGTTGTCGGGGCAGATCAGCCCATAACCTGATAAGGATAAGCTCATGTTACATGCTCAACTCACAGAATCCCTCATCCACCTCATGCGCGCCGACGTGCCCTCTTTTGTCTGGGGCGCGCCGGGCGTAGGTAAATCAGACGCGATCAAGGCTGCGTGCGCGGCTGAGGGGCGCGAGGTTGTGGAGGAACGCCTTTCTCAACTGGAGTCCATTGATCTGCGGGGCACGCCCACAGAGCGCGACGGGCGAGTCGTCTGGGCGCAGCCTACGTTCATTCAACGCCTCTGGGCGATTCACGAGGCCGGAGGCCGGTCTGCGCTGTTTTTTGATGAGATGAATCAAGGGAGCCCCAGCACGCAGAGCGCCTGTTATCAGATCGTTCTGGACCGTCGCATAGGCGAGCATGTTCTGCCCCCGTCCTGTGTTGTGATAGCAGCCGGGAATCGCCTCAGCGACAAGGCGAGCGCCCAGCGCATGCCCTCAGCCCTCGCGAATAGATTCGCGCATCTTGATCTAGACTGCGACGCAGACTCATGGCGTCTCTGGGCGGATCGCGCGGGGCTCTCGCCCCTCATCTCTGCGTTCATTGCGTTCCGGCCTGAGCTTCTCCACAAGATGCCCCAGCAAGAGGCGCGCGCCTTTCCCTCGCCCCGCTCATGGGCACAGGTAAGCAAGATCGCAGACGCCCCAGACGCCCTGCGCCCTGCCCTTGTGCGCGCCCTCATTGGCGAGGAGGCCGCAGGCGAATTCGAGGCGTTTGTGCAGGTTTATCGCCGCCTGCCCTCCATTGACTCCATTATCGCCTCGCCAGAGGCCGCAGTGGTCCCTCAACCCCATGAACCTGCGCTCGCCTATGCGATCTGCGGGGCGCTCGCCCGCAAGGCGACGCGCAACAATTTCGGCGCGATTCTTACCTATGCGAATCGTCTGGACCGCGATTTTGCTGTGTTGCTCTCAACGGATGCGATTCGGCGCGATCCTGCGCTGCAAGAAACGGCTGCATATGTCGCGCACGTCACTCAGAACGGGGGGGCGCTGTGATGGACGCCCTCACAAGAATCAAGGGCGCGCGCAGCGCCCTCATCCTCTCGCAGCCTTTCTGGGGTTGTCTCAGCCTCAACCTGAAACTGCAGGAGCGCCCAGACATAGACACAGCCGCGACGGATGGAGAATCCCTGTTCTTCAATGCCGGATTCATCAATTCCCTGCGCGAGCGCGAGCTTGTGGGGTTGATCGCTCATGAGGTGGAACACGTCGCACGCCTGCATTGTTTCCGGCGGGGCACGCGAGATGCGCGCCTCTGGAACATTGCTTGCGATCTGGCGATCAATGAGGGGTTGCGAGCCGCAGGCTTTCATCTCCCGGAGGGCGCGCTGTTCAACCCGAAATATCGGGGGCAAAGCGCAGAGGCGATTTACAAGGCGCTCGCCCGCGAGGAACAGAATCAGCGCCAGAAGGATCAGCAAGGGCAGGGCGCGCAAGCCCCCGGTTCGCAGGGGCAGCCTCAGCCGGGGCAGGCTCAGGGACAACCTCAGCCGGGGCAGGGGCAGGGCGCGCCTGATCCGGGGCGCTGCGGGGGCGTGCTCGACTCGCCCGCGCCACAGGGCGAGCGCGAGGCCGCAGAGGCGCGCGCACAGGCTCAGATCAGGCAGGCCGCAGCCGTCGCACGTCGCGCAGGCTCGCAGCCGGGAGCCGTCGCAGAGGCGCTGGGCGAGATCAGCCGGGGGCGCAACCCGTGGCGCGAGATTCTGCGCCGTTTCGCAGATCAATCCTCCCTGAAAGACACCTCATGGCTGCGGCGCTCGCGGCGCTCCTCCGGCGCTGTGATCCTGCCCTCTCAGGTGTCAATCGCCCCCGCGCATGTTGTCTGCGTTGTCGACTCCTCCGGCTCAATGGATCGCAGCGCCTTGCGCGCCATTGTGGGCGAGTTGCAAGCTCTCCTTGATGAGCAAGCCGCAGATCAGATCAGCCTGATTCAATGCGACACAGCCGTGCGACGGGTTGAGACGTATCAGCCGGGCGACGTGATAGATGGGCGCATGGAGGGGCGCGGGGGCACTGCGTTTGCGCCTGCGTTCGCCTATATCTCCAGAGAGATTCCAGACGCGAGCGCAATCCTTTACCTCACTGACCTTGATTGCGACTCATGGGGCGAGGAACCGGCCTGCCCCGTCCTGTGGGCCGCAACCGAGCGCCCCCGCCCCGTACCATGGGGCGAGGTTGTCGAGATTGACGCGCACGCCTGAGAGCCCCAGAGAGCCCCGCAGATCGCCTGCGGGGCTCTCCTGCTATGCCCCCACAGGGGCGAGCCTCGCCCGGCCTCAGCGCCTCGCGCTGCGATCCTGAGAGCCTGCCCCTGAGAGCCCCAGCGCCCAGCGCAGCCCCCGTGCTGCGTTGCGCCCTGCGGCCCTGCGCCACTGAGCGCCCAGAGAAAGGTTGAGCTTATGCAAGCATGATCTGCGCTATGAGCGCAAGCTATACAATGAGCGCGAGCTGTGCTATGAACATGGCCTGAGCCATTGCGCGTGCGTTCGCGCTTGCGTGCGCGTGGATTGAACCATTCACTTGGTTGATTGGTTGGTTGGTTGCGCTTGGTTGGTTGGTTTACTTGGTTGGTTGGTTGGTTGGTTAAAATAACTTGGTTGGTTTGGTTGGTTATTGTTGACTCATGGCAATTTGCCATGTATGGTTGGTTTACGGTCCAATATACCGTAAGGGAGATAAACTCATGTTTACGTATATCTGCTTCTATCGCGGCAAACAGATCACGGTTCAGGCGTTGCGGTCCTTTGACGCGCAGGAGAAAGCCGCCAAACTCTTTAAGGCTCGCAAGTCTTATGAAGTGACGGTTGTTCTCGCCGCCCGCCCAGATGGGTCTGAGGTTATCCATTCAACCGCTGGCGTATGAGGGAGGGGGCAATGAACAATTTACCCTTTAACATCGCAGACCTGTGCGGAATCATGATGAACGCCGCGCCAAAGCCGGAGCCCGAGCGCGTGAAATACGACAACCCTATCCAATGGACCGAAGAAGGCGACGGGACTTTCACCCTCACCTATTTTGGCAAGGTGGTTGGTTGGATGAACAAGACCAAACTGGACCGTCGCGAGGGTAACGCCTATCGCGCCGTGTCATTGCATGGAAACGTGCGCCTGTGTTGGTCACAGAACATGGCAAGGGATTGGTTGCTAGAGCAATACCACTAGCAGCCATGGTTGAGCGTGACAGACTTGGGGGCTTCGGCCCCCTTTTTTATTTCACGACCGACAACCTTGGACGCGGGTTATTGGCTTCGCGAATGAACACGTCATTCCAATCCTCGCCAGCAATGGTTGGGATCTTTACCTCCACCTTGCGCTTGAATTGAACCTCCAAACGGTTGGCAAGATGATACGCCTTGGCCTGACCCGTGAAGCTCGTGTCATTGTCACCAAACACAAACACTTCCTCGGCCACCTCCGGGGGCACCCACTTGGATAATAAGTTGCCATTCACGCAAGCCCAGACTGGCATGTCAAACATAAGCGCGGCGCTAATGGCAGTCTCAATCCCTTCAGCCACGCCCATGCGGGCTTTGGCAGGGGCCAGCCGGATCGCGCAGCCATCTGGCAGCTTCCCCGGCATGACTTTCTTGGATGGTTCCACCTTGGCCTTGTTTCCGTCACGGTCAAGTAATGTGATATGAACATTCACAGCCTTGTCTGTATGCGTGATGATCTTAGCCAGCATGGCTGGTTTGCGGTCATATTCTCTGATCGCATTAGACGGCCACAGACAGCCAACTCGTTGTGACAAGTATCGGTCCACCGGCCCGTCCAAAACGGGCGTCCTACCCCCCTCCCAAGCCCTGCGAATGGCATTGTATTGGTCCACCTCTGTCTGGTTGATTGGTTTACGTGTGTATTGCTGGTCAAGTCCCAGCAAAATTTCCATAGACTTGGCTATTTGGGAATATTCCTTACCTGTCACCCTCATGGCAAGGTTGAAGCCGTCACCAGCTCCGCATTGGTTGCAGATGAACCCGCCGTCCCCGTTCTGGTCGTCAAACCTGAAACGGTCCTTGCCATGACAGATCGGGCAAGGGCCGTGCTTGTTTACAAGAGCTTGAGCGTTTACTCCCAGCGCGGGCAGGATCAGACGCCATTGACCACGCGCCGCCAGCTTCAGGTCTTGGCTCATGCAGCTTGCCCCGCTGCTTGCTGTTTCGCCTTGGCCTTAGCCTTCTTGATGTTGTAGTGCCTGACCCACGAGTCGACCTCGTATGTCACCGCTCTAGCGTGAACCTTCAGCAGTGACGTGTCAGGGCCAACCTTAAACTTGTCTTTATATGCCCAG